TCGTTTGCTACTCCTGAACTAAAATTAATTACACCACCTTTGGGGTCAATTTTAAAAGTGGGATTTGCATTTGCAGTTTCAGTATTTAGTCCATACCTTGCTCCAATGCCGTACTCAAAATACCATTCACCATCACAACAGTAACCTGCTCTACCATACATCTCTGAGTTTTGATTCAAATAGATAGATTGTTTTCCACCTCTAATTCTTTCGTAATCAATTGTAGAATCCTGTGGTCTTAAAGCATTACCATCAATATCAAATAATATTCTACACTCATTATCTTGCAAATAAGCTGATGACCAATTAGTTTGAATATTTTCTGTAAGTGGTCTAAGCAATCCATCTTTATACATAGACACTCTAATCCAATTTACATAATCGTCAGGTAATACATATCTTAGTGTATCACATACCGTGAGTTCTAAAATTTTAGTTTCTTTAAATGCATCATAGTTAAGTTCTTGTATTGCTCTTTTAGCGTGAAATAAAATCTTATATCTTGGCTCATTGTTAATTAAACTATGATTACCATAGTACATAAGCATAAAGTTATTTACTATATCTTCTAAAGAGACATATTGATAAGAACCCCAATTGGCATTGTTAGGTGCGTTACCACCATTTTCATAATATTGATATTGTGTTATATATGCCATAATTATTTCTCTTCTTGGTTATTTTGTTGGTCCTCTGCAGCAGCAAACTGAACTGCTTCAATTTCTCTTATGGACATTCCTGCATATTGAAGTATCTTATTAATTAAGTTTACTTCGTCATCATTAGGTAATTCAAAGTCCTGATAATCAGGTTGAGATGGGTCAAATGATGGCTCTCCATTTGTAAGTGTAACGAATGTCCATTTAGGTACAAATGGGAATCTTATATATTGAGATACTACTTGACCATATCCATCAATTGATTCAGGATACATTTCAACTTCTAATGCTTCTTGTGTATAAGCAGGAAACATTAAGTTAGGTGCAGTAAGTATAGAATTGTTTAACATAGTAATTTTACTATGAGTTACTTTCTCTGCTTCCTTGAATGTATCTTTTTTGTATATATAATATATATTACCTGCAGAAGTAAATAAATTGGTATTGACTACCATAGTAGTTGCAGTTATTGCTCCCACAACTCTAAATAAATAAGTTATATTATTAATCTCAACACCAACTGCATCACCTTTTTGAATACCTGCAGCAATAAAATCTGCAGTATTATCTTCCAATACATTATTAGTGATTGCAAAACCTGTTGTAACCCCTTCAGCTAATTTCTTGTTGTATACTAAGTTTTTGTTTATTAAGTAGTAATCATCATTAGTTGTAATCTGTGACGGTAAGAAATACATAGGATTACCAACACCTCCAGACTTAGCTAAAGGCTTTGTTACAGAAAACGTATCAATAACCTCCTCAATGCCTTTTGTAATATCGGCATACCCTGTACCTGATGCTCTCGCATTTTCTTTATTTAGTTGGTAATTGTACTGATAAAAATAATTCTCAAAGATGTCTAACTGTGCTTGTTTAGCAAATAAGTTAAAATCAGATGGAGAAATGTAACCGTAATTATTTTTATTCAGAGTTGACATTACCGTCTGTCTAACTGAATTAATCATCTGTTTTCTTTTCTACAAAGATAATGAAAAAAAAAGACCCCTTCATTTTTGAAGAGGTCTCTTAAAAGTAGGCTAGTTAGACTGAATTATAGTCCTGTAGTCATAGTTAATGAAGTAACTGTCATACCTGCTAGGTCAACTATTGAAGTTGTTTTCATCCAATTAGTTTCACCTGCAACTTGTAAAGCCTTGTTTACATTTTCTACGAATCCACTTGTGAGGTCAGTTCCTACAACTGCAATGTGAGCCTCAACTCCTTTGAGGTATATTTTTGCTGCAGTTGAACTTCCTGATTCTGCGTATAGAATCCCATCTGCTGCTAATAATTCTACACCATCAGCAGTAGTAATTTGTATGTACTTTAACATAATAAAAAAAATTTAAGGTTAGTAAAAAAACCTACACCTTCGTGGTGTAAGCACTAGCACAAAGATACAAATTAATCTAATAAAGATTCTAAGTGTTTTAGCACCTCAATACCTTCATCACTTCTTAAATATGATACCACTAAATCATTACCGTCTGAACCAAAAGGAACATTAAGCATTTTTGTTTTATTGGTTTTGGTATTGTACCAAACTTCTTTATTACTCTTTCTATATGTAAGTAATCCTTCTTCAAAGAATCTAGCAACCTTACCTTGTATTTGTAAATCAGGGTCTGATATTACTTCTAAAAATTCTTGAGGATTATTTTTTGCATAAACTAAAACATCTCTTTTTAGTTCTGCAGTAGACATATTAGATACATTGTTACCAAATAAAACTCTACATACAGTTTCAAGTTGGTCAAGCTTTAAAGATTTAGCTTCTACTAAAGCATCTGCTTCTAGCATTATATCTTGAACTTCATCCTTAGCTTCTTCAGCTTTGTTTATTTCAATAAATATTTTACCATTTAAAGGATGATAGTGTAAGAACTTTTGTAAAATCTGATTTGTTTTATCTACATATAAAAAACCATCTTCAAAGATTACAGGTGATAATAAAACATTTTCATCTTGTTCATCTCTGTAAATACTTTTTTGATTAGCAGAATATCTAAGTTCTCTGTTGATTCCTTTTTCCTCATCAAACCACATTAATGGAAATCTCTTTGTGTGTCTGATTGGCAGCATAAAAGATAAAGGTGCTGCTTCCTTTGTTAGTTTGTAGGTCTTAGCTACAAATACATTTTTATTCTTTTTCATTTTATTTAAAATTTAATTAAAGTTATTAAGTAATAAAAGGGAGTGTCTTTGAAGACACTCCCCTATTATTAATCTTCTTATGCGTTGAATAAGAAGAAGTTGTTTGCTCCAAGAACACATACTGCTCTTTCAGAAAGGAAGTTAACCTCCATAGCATCTAAGCTAGAAGTTCTTGCTCCTCCTGCAGAACCTGTAATCCAAGTCTTGTAACGTCTGTCTTCAGTTTCTGAAGCTCTATATCTAACGTGCAAGAAAGGTCTTTTAGCATTCTTACCTAAGATTTGGTCATAAACAGATGTAGAACCTGCAGGAACTAATAGTCCACTTACTTTTCCACTACCTGCTACACTTGGTAAATCACCTCTCATAGTAGGGTCATTCAAGTATTTCCAATCAGACTTATAGAAGTCGTAACCTCTTCTAAATCCTGTGAATCCTAAATTAAGAGCCATCTCTTTCTCGTTGTCAAACAATCCGTAAGATACTCCACCTGCAGCATTAGAAGATTGCTGAGATAACATATCGTCAATGTCAAAAGAGTAATCTCTATCAACAAATACAACATTCTCTTCAATCGCACCTTGCTTGTCAAGTCTTGAAATGATAGTATCCCACTCTGCTAAAGTAGTTGGGTTACCACCACCGTATACATTACCTCTTTGTCCAACTTCGTAGAAGATACCTTTTGAACCTTTGTTACCAACAGGGGAAGTAGCTGCTACTGCTGCTACACCACCACCTGCTTCAGCAGGTACTGCTTCTATCATTGCAGTCTCCAAGTAATCATCAAATCTAAGTCTAGTTTCGTGCTCAGACTTTAGATACCATAAGTATCCTGATGCTCCATTCTCAGTTGTAACTTCAATCCAACCAATTTGAGCCATATCTGAACCTGATACTTCATACTTATCTTTTAAGATAATTGGAGAATTATCAAAAATGAAGTCGTCAGACTCAAGAGAGTTTGACATTCCTAAAGTTCCTTTTTTAAATTCAGAACCATAAATCCAAACAGAGAATATTTTCCCTGCTCCTGCTACAGGAATACCTGCTGCAGGATAAAATGCAACATCAAAAGTTTTGTTAGCGTAATCAACATCAGTTACGATTCCTTTTACAGAACCACCACCTGCGTTGTCACTAATAAATACAGTTTGTCCAATTCTAATAGCAATACTATTAGATGCACCAAACGCAGGGTTACCTGCATCGTTAACTGTAAATACTGCATCATCTGCATTGATTAATGCAGGAGTTGTTACATTAACATACTTTGTGTGTAATCTACCTTGCTCTGCCCATTTAATAAGGTCAGAGTTTGAAGGCATTTCTGCTCCTACCATTCTTAGGAAGGAACTAATCGTTCTATTACCATATCTTTCAAATTCCTTTTCATAAGTATCAGGTAGATACTGATTCAAGAAATCGAAATTAGTAATATAGTTTGATTCCAACGGCACTCGTTGTGCACTTGGTTGTAAATCAAAACCGGGTACTGCTTGTACGGGCATAATTTCTAATTTTTAAGTTATTAAACATTTATTTTCTACGTCTAATCTTTAAACCTCGACCTGAGTCAGGACTTAAAGATTTGATTTGCACACCTGATTTAGTGTTTGTTACTTCAGGAGCAGAACGAGTAGTCATATTTATATTTTTCAACTTCTTCATTTGCTCATCTGCAGCAGCACTTTTGCCTTGCTCATAAAAGAACTTAGCAAACTTTTCAGGATGCATTGCCATCGCTAGTGACCTATGGTAACCTGTTGCATCTTCCATAAGACCGTCTTTATCTAAAAACTTTCTAATAAAGTTTGTAGGGTCTAACTGTGTCTTTTTCAATTCATCAGCATCACCGGGTGAAAAATAAACTTTGTTATCGTCTAATGTAAACTCAAAACCTTTGAACTCACTGCCAAAAACATTGTTAGTCTTTTCTGTGAACACCTCACCCTTACGGGTATTTTGTTCTTGAACTGTCTTCGCTTCAGCTACATATCGCTTATAAGCTTTGTATTCTTCTGATTCTTCCGGAGCAGCTTCCCTTCTCGACTCAAGAGGTACACTGTATTGCTCTTTCTGTTGCTCAAAATAATCTTTGGCTTTTGCAATAGTCTTTTTTTTCTTTAACTTGATTTTCTTTACTTCCTTTTCATCATCGACTTCTTCATCAAAAAAGTAATCATCCATCAAGTCTTCAATATCATCTGCATCCAAACCTTTTTCGGTTGCAGTTAGATATTCTTTTAAAAGTTGGTCAGGATTCATTTCATCGTAATCTCTATTTAATTTTACGAAGTCATCAAATCCACGACCTGTTTCTTTTTTATACTTTAGATACTTTGAGACATCTTCAGGTAGAGGTTCATCCTCTCTCTGTTGATTTAACTCATCAAGAGATTTATACTCTTTTCCGTATCTATCACCAATAAATTTAAGAACGTCTTCCTCTTTTAACTCAGAGGATTGAGTTTCAATTTTTTCTTCAACCTTTGGCTCTTCAGCTTTTGGTTCTTCTTCTTTTACCTCTGCAACTTCTTGCGTTGGTTTTTCTTCATTTAATGATTGCTCGTGTTTGTCAAGCAATTCTTGTTCCTTTTCTGCTACAGATTTTTCTTCACCTGTAACATCTACGGCTTTTACTTTTATTTCCATATTTTATTTAATTTAATTTTTTACAAAGTTACACAAAAATTCTTTGTGATTTAGACGGTTTATCTAGGTTCAAACTCTGCTAAATCAAAGCCATCTAAACTATCCTCGTTTGATTCAAAATTAATTGGAGGTAGATTATTCTTTCTTTGATTTATCATTTTAGATTGCTCACTATTAGCCTGACTAATTCTTTTTGATTTTGCTTCTTCTTTCATAGCTTCTCTACTGCCAAGTGCATCAGCATCAGCTTGTCTTAATTGCATATTCAATTCAAATTCTTGTTGCATCAATCTAGATTTTAAATCTGCTTCAGCTTTTAGTTTTTCAATTTCAAATGCTATATCAGCTTGTCTATACTGCATCTTAGCCTGTGTTTCCATCTGCATCTTTTGTTGAGCAGCTTGTACTGCCATCTCTTGAGATTTTAATTGTTGTTGAGCAACCATAGCTTGTTTTTGCATAGCCATCTTTTCTTCTCTTTCTTGCTTAGAAGTTCTTTTCAATTTTAATAATTGATTAGCAAGTTTTAGATTTTTTATTTCTCTTACATCAATTGCATCTTCTAAATTAATATCTCCTTTAGATAAAGCCATTTGTATATTAGCTTCTAACTGTTGTTTTTGTTCTTCATCAGGAGATAATTCAATGAATATTCCAAAGTCATATATGTATAAATCATTTATATCTCCTAAAATACTTACATTGTATTTACCAATTTGATTTATAAATTCATCTTTGAAATCAGAATACTCTAATATATCTGCAACTCTATAAGTTATAGCTTCTGCTAAAGACTTATATATATAAAGTGCTCCATCTAATATGTGTCTTGTTGCAACATTAGAATTTAAAGCTGCAAGTTTTTGTAATCCAACTAATGAATTAGGGTCAGGTGTACTACCATCTCTAGCTTCATTTAGTCCGGTAACAATTCGTATTTGGTTTAGATAGTGATTATAATTGCTAATCAACATCTGAGTTTTACTTGCACCTGAAGAAGATTGTAATTCTTTAATAGGAATCCTTGCCTGATTAAAGTCACCATCTTGCGTATAGCTTCTTCCAATAACAGAACCTGTTTGGAAGTATAAACGTAAAGCATCTTCAGGGTTATATGCATTACCTGTTCCTACATCAACTTCATTTAATCCATCAGCATCTATAAATACACCATCAGGAACAACTCGTGAAATAACTTGTTGTAATTTTAAATGAGTTATTTGACATAAGTCTGCGAAAGGAATCATTCTTCTTACCAATGATTCAATAGCACCCTTATACATTCTTGGTGCAACTGCAAAGTAATTAGGTATAGCGTGTTGTGTAGCAGATTGTGGTCGCACCATATTTTCCATTAACTTCCATTGAAGCATAATGTTAGTTCCCATAACCATAACTCCTTCATACCATACATCAATTGTTTTCTGCACTTTCTCGAAGTTTCCTTCTTCTTGCATTTCAATTGGTGGATTGAATTGGTCATCCTTTTCAATCATACTTACATTACCATTCTCTTTTACTTTTCTTTTATAAGTTACTTTTTTTGTGGTTTTGTAATTAAAATACATAACCGTTGCAGTATCTTTATAAAAGATATCATTCTCATAAAACTGAGCAGTGTTGTAGTAATCATACCAACTTTGTGAATACTGAGATATTTCATCTAAGTCTTCATTAGTTAGGGTAGGGTCAATTTTCTTTAATTCAATTATTGGTAAGGTTTTTATTTCACCCCAATAAAAACAATCTTTGAAATGAGGGTCTTCTGTATAGCTATAGATAATATTAGCAGGGTCAACATAAGAAATTTTTACACCACTGCCTTCTAAAAATTCGTGTTTAGCACAACCGATTCCAATACAAGTAATATCATAATCAATTTGCTTTCTAATATCGTTATACTTGTTCTGCTCGAACATAGTATTAATTGCTTCCTCTTCTGCAATTTCTATTGCAGGTTTATAGTTTAGTTGCATATACAACTTCAACTCTTCATCAGATTCAGGAAGTTCATCAGGGTTTACAGTAAAAGGGTTTACTCCTGATTTTTTTTGTATAGTTTCAAGCATTGGTTTTGCAACCATTTGCCCTGCAATCATTTGTTGATACTTACTTCTTTTAGATTGTGACAAAGCATCCTGAGCATAAGCATTAGCTACAAACTCACGACCTTGCATTCCATTTACTACAATATCAACAAACTTGGGTAATATAGGTACAGGAGTCCAATCTAAATTTAGATAAGATAAATCTCCATCAATTGCTAATTCGTTTTTATATTTTCCTATTGGTTGCTCTCCTCTTGCATACAATCTTAACCTATGAAAGTCTCGAAACTGATTGTAGTATCTACAACTATTTCCATCTTTTTTGAACCACTCATATTGTATTGCTTGACCAATTTGCAACCCAAATTCGTCAGTGGCTTTTACACTATCTGATACAAATTGACTAGGAAATCCTGTAGATGATATGTTAATTTCTATTTTTTTCATCTAATAATTTCGCTATATTTACCCTTATTACTATACCTTGCAAAGTTAATCTTTATTTTTGAAACTTTTTTATCAGGTAAATATAAGTGTTTTTGGGTAGCCATAATTGCTAACCCTGAACTTATAGAGGCATCATACTTGGTTCTATTGTTTATTTCAAACCTTGCCCAATCTTCTAAAGTTCTTGTAAAAACCATATCTCCCATCTCTAAATCTTCTGTCATACCCACCTGTGATTCAATATAAGATTCTATTGCAGATGCGTGTGCTTGTTTAACTGCTTCACTAGAGTTGGGAATACCTCCTAACTCTCTTTCAGTTTTAGATAATTTAGTATAAACCTTATCAGGTCTATTCATACAAAAGTGTCTATATCCTCTGTTTTTAAAATGATATAGTAATCTAGGTTTATTGTTCTCAATTAGAATAGGCATACCATAAAACACACAAGCCATTAATACATCTTCAAAAAATATTTCTGCAGTTTGTGGTCTTGCTATGTATTCTAAAAAAAATTGGTTACTTGGTGCTTCATCCATAGTAAACATTGTTTTACCGTGTAATGCACCGTTAGAACCTCCACCTCCTACGACACCTGAAATATCATAACTATCACAACCAAACGCACCTATGTGTTCGTTGCCCGGATATTTCATCCCTCTTTTTTCTACTACATTATTTTGTAGATTTTTATTTGGAGTCCAAGAAACTAAAAATCTTCCTCTATTATTAGGACTAAAAATTACCTTAGTATCCTTAACTCCGTTTAACCAACTTAAAGAACCTCGTGTAACGTGGTGCTCTATAATCAACGAATCATTGTAATCTATCTGTTGATATATTTTAGTTAGGTTAAATAAAGACTGTTTACTTTCATCTCTGAATGCGTGTGATTCACTTCTAGGAAACTGTCTATAATATTCGTTTAATGCATCAGGGTCATTCTTTAATGATTCTACTTCATTTTCCCAATAAGCTACAGAACCCTGATAAATCATTTCACCATCAATACCTTCAACCTCTTTGTGTGGAGTTCTTAAAACAGGCATTCCGTATTTATCTATGAAGCCTTCCATATTAATAAATAAACTATACAACCCACTTTTGGTTTGACCGTTTGCATTTCTTTTCTCTACATCAGAATCGTAGTATAATTTTTTAAAATTATCTCCACCCTTATCTAGTGCGTTAGATGTAGAACCCATCATACACTTGCCAATAATTTTACTACCTAATCTTAAACAGGTTTTTGTTACTCTCCAATTGTTTAAAATATTATTAGGCTTAATCCATTTACCACTTTCATCGTGAACTAAAAGCAAAAGCTTTTCTCCATCATAAGAGTTATCATCAGTATTCTTCCAATCTATTGTTGTATCTAATCCAAATAATTCATCATCATTTGTTTCATACATATTCTTTTTTGTAATCTTAGATGCAGGAATCCTAAATGCTAATTCAGTTTTAGGTTTATCCATACCATCCATAATAGGTTTGAAAAAGAATGGTAATCTACTATTTATAGGAACTACCTTATCTGTAAACATTTTCTTAGCATCAGAACCTGTTTTAGATAAAATACCTACTCTAGAATCTTTAACTAAAGTTCCTGTGTTTACACATTCAGATGAACTCATAAATGAAAAACCTGAACGTCTAATTTTTAAGTAGCACATTCCAAAACTTCTTGGGTCTGCTTTACAAGCTTCCCAAAAAATAAATAGTAATCTATTAGCTTCTCTAAAATCAGGATAACCCACATCAATAGAAGTCCATTGTAAGTACATATAATGTGCTCCTGTTATATAGGTTGGTATACCGTTTGACATAAACCAAAGTCCTTGTTCTCTTCTGTCAAACTCTTCTTCTATATAGTCAACCCATCTATCTTTAAATTCAGAAGCCATTTCATTCCATTGAAAGATGGATTGAATTTTGGAAAGAGGTTTTGGAATCTCTACTCTTTCCCAATATTGTTCTTCTTTTTTTGAGTGTCTTTGAAGACACTTTTTAGGTTGTGCAGGTAAAGCAATCTTCAAACCTTGTATCAATACAATATCACCTATCTCTCCTGTTTTAGAGATAATAATAACATCATACTTAGAATCATACCCATATTTCCACGTTTTAGCCTTGTTCTTGGACTTTAAAACATTTTTAGGTATCAACCCCTCAATTACTTTATATATGCTATTTAGACCTTCTTTCTGCAAATCCTTGTTTAGTATCTGTTTTACTCTTTCCTTTTTCTAATGATTCTATAGCTTCTTTTTCTGCTTCAATACGATTAAGTATTTCAAATGCATCAAAGATTGCTAACTTCTTTGTTGCTGCTGCATTCTTTAATCTGTCTGCTGACAAATCATCTTCAGGGTCAGGTTTAATAATCGCTTCCTTCGCAACCTTTATCAATTGCTC